AATGTAGGCTTAATTAATAGGAGAATAAAATGTCAGGTAGAACATACGGTCCAGAAGAACAAGCAAAATTAAAAAGAATTATAGATGAAGGCGCTAACGTGCTTTCTGAAGTTGAAGATTTGAATTCTGGCTTAAAAGATACTGTCAAAGCAGTTGCAGAAGAACTTGAAATAAAACCATCACTGATTAACAAAGCAATCAAAATCGCACACAAAGGCGAATGGCACAAATACTCAGATGAATTCGATTCATTGGAAAACTTGATTATTGCAGTTGGTAAAGACAAATAGAATATACAAATAATGAAGTATATGGTTGACATTGACAATACAATTTGTTACAATGAAAACAGTAACTATGAGGACAGTAAACCAGACCATGTTCGCATAGCAAAACTTAATGAACTGTTTGATAAAGGACATGAAATACATTATTGGACAGCAAGAGGTGGAAATTCGGGAATAGACTGGACTGAACTAACACACAAACAATTAAAAGAATGGAATGCAAAGCATACGTCCATTACAATGAAAAAGCCAGTTTATGATGTCTGGATAGATGATAGAGCCATTAATGCAGATGATTTTTTTGGTGCAAAAAACGAGGAGAAAAAATGAAGAGAGATCTTAAAATTCCAAAGGTAACCTTTAGAGTTAGAATAGGTGATGAGGTGGAAACTGATGGTGGATGTGCAATTGGTGGACAATGGATTAACAAAACAACTGACGACTTTTTCAAAGGTAAAAGAGTAGTGTTATTCAGTTTACCAGGAGCATTTACTCCAACTTGCTCGTCCCAACAACTACCAGGTTTTGAAAAAGAATATGAAAATATAAAAAGCATGGGCATAGATGAAATATATTGTGTGTCAGTAAATGATTCGTTTGTGATGAACGCATGGGCAAATCATATGAAAATAGAAAAAGTAAAAATGATTCCAGATGGATCTGGTAACTTTACAAGATTTATGGGTATGCTAATTGGTAAAAACCATTTAGGATTCGGAAATAGAAGTTGGAGATATATGTGTGTCATTAACGACAACACAATAGAAAAATGGTGGCAAGAGCCTGGCATAAACAATGAAGGCACAGATGATGATCCATATATTGAATCAACTCCAGACAACATGGTAAAATACTTGAATAAAAATACAAATGCTGAAATGAACACAATGGTAGGCATTGATGTATCTGCAAATGACAACTACTCTGTCTAAAAAGAAATTGATAAAGATATTAAGTGGTGAACAAGATGCCTTGGAAAAACAGTTACAAGAATTCCAAGATTTAGCAGATTGTATTAGAAGTGATCAAGTACCTGCATCAGATGTTGCAAAGTTTTTTAAAGATAAAAAATTTTACAGTTGGTATAAGAGAAAATATTTAAGATGAGAATAGATTATAACATACATTTAGATTATTCAGATGTGTTATTACAGCCTAAAAGGTCAACATTAAGTTCTAGACGAGATGTAGATATACAACGTCAATTTAAATTTAGAAACAGCGGAAAAGAACTATCATATGTGCCTATTGTAGCATCTAATATGGACGGCGTTGGTACTTTTTCAATGGCAAGAGTACTGCAAGAATTTAAAATGCTTACAATAATAAGAAAGCATTACACTTTAGATGATTGGAAACAAGCCGCAGGGACAGGATTAAAATTTAAATATGTTTCTGCCTGTGTAGGCACTGGTGCTATTTGGGATAAAGATGCACAAGATTATCAAACACTAAAGCAAGTGATGTCTGCATTTCCTGATATTCCTTGTATAACAATTGACGTGGCAAATGCATACCATGAATCATTTGTGGACTTTGTATCACAAATTAGATCAGAGTATCCTGACAAAGTTATTATAGCAGGTAATGTTGTAACGCCAAACATGACTGAAGAATTAATCATAAAAGGTGCTGACATTGTAAAAGTTGGCATAGGTCCTGGATCAGTTTGCACAACAAGAACGCAAACAGGTGTAGGAGTTCCACAGTTTTCCGCTATTATGGAATGTTCAGATGCGGCTAATGGAGTTGGTGGACACATAATTGCTGATGGTGGTTGCACAGAGCCTGGTGATGTAAGTAAAGCATTAGGTGGTGGCGCACACTTTGTTATGCTTGGTGGAATGTTAGCAGGGCACAATGAATCTGAATTAGAATTAGTTGATGGCAAAAGAGTTTTTTATGGAATGGCTTCTCAGACAGCATTGAACACACATGGACAAAGAAAAGATGGGTACCGAGGAGTTGAAGGCAAAACTGTTACATTAAAAGATAAAGGGCCAGTCAAAGACACCATAGAACAAATATTAGGCGGTGTAAGAAGCACTTGCACATACATAGGAGCAAGACGTATCAAAGATATGCCTAAATGTGCTCACTTTGTGTGTGTTAATAATGTAATTAATAGAGTATTCGACAAGTTTGAATCTAAATAGTATATGACAAAAGTAAAAACAGGCAACAAATTAAAATGGCTCGCAACAGGAGTATTAATAATAGGCACTTTTATAAACGCAGGCTTTCCTGAATTATATCCAGCAGGTCCTTTGCTTTTGGCATTGGGAGGTATAATTTGGTTAATTGTTTCTTTCCTTTGGAAAGAACCGGCACTCATTGTAACAAATTTAGTATTGACAGCAATGGGTTTCGGAGGTATACTGTTATATTATATAAAGTAAGGTTTAATCAGCCACAAATGATTGTAGGTATTTTGTCAGCCACAAATGACATTAGGAGAATAAATGAGTTACATAGATGGTTTTTTCGATAGAAACGCAGACGCAATTAGAGTTGTAGAACGAAAAGACGGCAAAAGAGTTTTCAAAGAGTTCCCTGTAAGATATACATTTTTCTATGAAGATCCAAAAGGAAAATATAAAAGTACAACAGGCAAACCACTTCATAGAATTGTTTGTAAGAACACAAAAGATTTTCATAAAGAATTAGCAATTAATAGAAACAAAAATTTATTCGAGTCTGATATAAATCCAATATATCAGTGTTTAAGCACAAATTATATTAATCAAGACGCTCCAGATTTAAAAATTGCATTTTTTGATATTGAAGCAGACTTTGATCCAGAAAAAGGATTTAGTTTGCCAAGTGATCCGTTTATGCCAATCACAGCAATCACAGTATCATTGCAATGGATGAACAGTTTAGTTACACTTGCAGTTCCGCCAAAAGGCATGACTGTAACACAGGCACAACTGCTTGTTGAAGGATTTGAAAATGTATTCATATGTGAAACAGAAGCAGATATGCTGAAACAGTTTTTAAACTTGATAGAAGATGTTGACGTGCTGAGTGGTTGGAATTCTGAGGGTTATGACTTGCCTTACATGATAAACAGAGTAAGCAAAGTATTAAGCAAAGATGATACAAGACGTTTTTGTTTATGGAAACAACTTCCTAAGAAAAGAACATTTGAAAGATATGGGCGTGAACAAGAAACATATGACCTAGTAGGACGTGTACATTTAGATTCATTAGAACTTTATAGGAAGTACACATATGAAGAAAGACACAGTTACAGATTAGATGCTATAGGTGAACATGAATTAGGTGAAACTAAAACAGTATATGAAGGATCTTTAGATCAACTTTACAATCAAGATTTTAGAAAGTTTATTGAATACAATAGACAGGACGTTGCACTTTTAGATAAACTTGATAAAAAATTAAAATTCATAGACTTAACAAATGAATTAGCACACGCAAATACTGTGTTGTTGCAAACAACACTAGGAGCAGTTGCAGTGACTGAACAAGCAATTATTAATGAAGCACATAGAAGAGGATTGCAAGTTCCGAATAGACCTAAAAGAGATACACTAGGCAGTACAACAGCCGCTGGTGCATATGTGGCATTTCCTAAAAAAGGATTTCATAATTGGATTGGTTCAATGGATTTGAATTCACTGTATCCTTCCGTGATTAGAGCATTGAATATGGCTCCAGAGTGTGTGGTTGGACAACTGCGTCCTTTAGATACTGATGCCTTTATCGATGAACAAATGACATTACAGAAAAAGTCCTTTGCAGGTGCTTGGGAAAACCGTTTTGGATCATTAGAATATGATTATGTTATGCAACAAAGACGTGACGCTGTTGTAACAATTGACTGGGAAGATGGTACATCAGAAACAAAAAGTGGAGCAGAGGTTTACAAAATTATATTTGACAGCAACAATCCTCTTATCTTAAGTGCTAACGGTACAATATTTACAAGTGAGTTTGAGGGAGTTATTCCTGGATTGTTGAAACGTTGGTACACTGAACGTCAAGATATGCAAGGCATGAAGAAAAAAGCCGTCAATGCCGGCAACAAAGCAGAAGAAGAGTTTTGGGACAAAAGGCAACTTGTTAAAAAGATTAATTTGAACAGTTTGTATGGTGCTATACTTAATCCTGGTTGTAGATTCTTTGATAAACGTATAGGTCAGTCTACAACACTTACAGGAAGACAGATTGCAAAACATATGGCAAGTAAAGTAAATGAAGTGATCACAGGCACATATGACCATGTAGGACAAGCAATTATATATGGTGATACAGATTCTGCATATTTTTCAGCATATGAAGTTTTGAAAAAGGAAATAGAAGATGGCAAAATTCCTTGGACTAAAGAAAGTGTTGTAAAATTGTATGACCAAGTGTGTGAAGAAGTAAATGGCACATTTAAAAAATTTATGAGTGATGCATTTCATTGTCCTAAATCAAGAGCAGAAGTCATACAAGCAGGTAGAGAATCTGTTGCAGAGTCAGGACTGTTTATTACAAAGAAAAGATATGCTGTACTAATATATGATTTAGAAGGGCATAGAACAGATGAAGGTGAATCGCCAGGCAAAGTTAAAGCAATGGGTCTTGATTTGAAAAGGTCAGATACTCCTTTATTTGTGCAAAACTTTTTAAGTGAACTATTGCTTATGGTCTTGACAGGTAAAACTGAAAAAGAAGTTTTAGAACGTATTGCAGTGTTTAGA